GTGGTAGCAAGCCACCCCGTGGTACTAAACGACCTGGTACTACCCGTAATCAACCCCCTAACCGCCGAACAGCAGCTGCAAATAGGCGTGCAGCAGCCTCTATGGGCTCTCGTAGTACCGGTGTGCGCACTGCTGGTGGAGCTGGGCCTAGTTATGCTAGGCAAGCTGCAACTCAAGGTACAAACATCGCTCGTAGAGCACTAGGCATTGGTGGACGTCTCTTGCGTGGTGCTTCTCGCCTTTTAGCTGGACGTAGTGATGGCTCTGAAATGCCGTTGCTGGCTGCAATGGAGGCTAACAATGCCATCAATGCTGCACGAGGCAGCACTGCAGCGCAACGTAACAAGCCTCAACAGCAAGGTCCTAAGCCTAAGCAAGAACCCAAACCCAAAAAGCGTAACTACCAAACTGCTGCTGAGTTTGCTAACAGCAAGAACCCTAGGTACAAACCTGGAAATGTTACGAGGTCTGGTAACAGCAGCAAGCCAGGAACACGTCAAAACGTGACTCCTAAACCTAAGGTTAAGCCAAAACCCAAGCCTAAGCCTAAGCCTACACCTAAGCCTAAACCTAAGAATGACGGTTTGACTAAAACCGAACGTCGAGCTTACTCTGCTGATTCTCGTAACAAGCAATACGACGATCTTCGTAGGGCAGGTAAAATTAAAGAAGCTACCGCTCTTGCTAAGAAAATTGCTGCTGATGCAGCTGCTAAGCGCAAGAAGCGCCGCTAAGCCCTCTAAAAAGCCTCTAAGGTACAATCCCACCAGGGACGCCTTAGAGGCCCCTTCTAGCCCCTTCTAGCATGCATACAGACGACATTGAGCTACAGCTAAAGACAGACTTTCGGTATTTTCTGACAGCTATCTGGGCACACCTCAAACTTCCACAACCAACCCGTGCACAACTGTGCATCGCTGAGTACCTACAACACGGTCCAAAACGTCTACAGATCCAAGCATTTCGTGGCGTCGGTAAAAGCTGGATTACAGCTGCGTTCGTGCTGTGGACCCTCTTCAAGGATGCTGACAAGAAGATTATGGTAGTATCTGCATCTAAGGATAGAGCAGACTCATTTTCTATCTTCTGTCAACGCCTTATCCTAGAGGTAAACTGGCTTGCACACCTAAAACCTAAATCAGATGACCAAAGATGGTCGAGGGTCTCCTTCGACGTGGGACCAGCTAAACCTCACCAAGCTCCTTCAGTTAAGTCTGTCGGCATTACTGGTCAGCTTACTGGTAGCCGCGCTGATCTAATGATCCTAGACGACGTTGAGGTTCCTGGCAATAGTATGACTGAACTAATGAGGGAGAAGCTGCTACAATTATGTACAGAAACTGAGTCTATCTTGACTCCACACCCTGACAGTCGCATTATGTTCCTGGGTACACCCCAGACAACCTTTACTATCTACCGTAAACTTGCAGAACGTAACTACAGACCCTTTGTGTGGCCTGCTAGGTACCCCAAGAAACTAGCTAACTATGAAGGACTGCTGGCTCCACAGCTAACAGAAGACATTGAGAACGGAGCAGAGTCCTGGCAAGTAACCGACCCGGACCGATTCAATGATGAAAACCTTATTGAACGCGAAGCAGCAATGGGACGCAGCAACTTCATGCTGCAGTTCATGCTTGACACAACTCTCAGTGACGCTGAGAAGTTCCCGCTTAAGATGGCAGACCTTATCGTTACCTCCGTTAACCCTACTACTGCTCCTGAGTCAGTCGTGTGGTGTAGCGATCCAAAAAACGTCATCAAGGACGCTCCAACTGTCGGACTACCTGGAGATTATTTCTACAGTCCAATGCAACTCCAGGGGCAATGGAGTGATTACGCTGAGACAATCTGCAGCATTGACCCGTCGGGTCGTGGAACGGATGAAACAGCAGCAACTTATATCAGCCAACGCAACGGTTTCCTGTACGTGCACGAAATGCGTGCTTACAGAGACGGATACTCAGACAACACGCTCCTGGACATTCTGAGAGGCTGTAAGAAATACAAGGTCTCAAAACTTTTAATTGAGACTAACTTTGGTGACGGCATCGTAGCTGAGCTGTTCAAGAAACACCTGATCCAAACCAAACAAAACATTGACATCGAAGAGGTACGAGCTAATGTCAGGAAAGAAGATCGCATCATTGATGCTCTGGAGCCTGTGCTTAATCAACACCGCCTTGTTATTGACCGAGGTCTCATCGAGTGGGACTATAATTCGAATAAGGACGCACCTCCTGAGGAGCGCCTCCTCTATATGCTATTCTATCAAATGAGTCGCATGTGTCGTGAGAAAGGTGCTGTCAAACATGACGACAGACTTGACTCACTAGCACAAGGTGTAAAATACTTTACAGATGCCATGGCTATCTCCGCTCATAACGAGATCGCTAAACGCAAACTCGAGGAGTGGAATGACCTACAACAGGCATGGATGGATGACCCACAATCAGCTGCAAACCACATGGTTTTAGGCATGGATTTCCAACAAAGACAAGAAGCCAGAGGAAAGACCAAAAACAAAGGCTATACCTGGGTTTCTGTCAATAGAGGCGCTTAACCCGACACTAAAACACGGGGAGTGGTGCCCTCGTGTGTGGAAACAGCGGTGAAGAAGGGGGAATGACAACAAAATTCCCTCTTCTTTCTTTGAAGATGAGGTGAGGACGTAGTCCGAACCATCTTCTCACTGTTCTTCCTCTTCTAGTAAGACTACTAGCAGCATCACATATATCATGTATCTTCATGTATGCACACCGTTAAACTTGTTTCCATTACCCCTGACGCACAGGGACTCATTGCTTACTGTGCAAGGGTAAGTAACCCTGCTAATCAGAACAACACACAGACAGCACCCCGTCTGCTCCGCTATCTCATCAAGCATAGGCATTGGTCTCCTTTTGAGATGGCTAACATGGTTGTAGAGATCAAAACAACAAGAGCAATAGCAGCTCAAATCCTACGACACAGATCATTCTCCTTCCAAGAGTTTTCTCAACGCTATGCAGCAGTTCAGTCTATACCGCAGCCTCCTCTTCTTCGCAGACAGGATGTTGACAATAGGCAGAACAGCATTGATGACATTCCGTTGGCTGAACAATATGGTTGGCAAGATCAGATCGAAGAGCATTATGCTTCTTCTTATGCCCTTTATGACAGCCTCTTGGACGCTGGAATAGCTAAAGAGTGTGCACGAGAGGTCCTTCCCCTTGGCTCAGAGACGACTTTGTACATGAACGGTACTATTCGGTCATGGTTGCACTATGTGGACCTTAGAAGCGGTCCTGAGACGCAGCTAGAGCATCGTAGTGTTGCTCTGGGTGTCAAAGATCTGCTCAAAAAAGAGCTTCCTGATGTTTATGAGGCTATGTGGGAGTCATGGTTGTCTGGTCAGTAGTGATTATGGTCTTGGTTCTGTTGGTCCTGGTCGGCATTGCGCTGGTCTGGATCCTCAGGACCCCTTAAATTTTGACATAATTTTGTCAAGCCTATTATTACGCTGGCGCGGGGCCAACACCCCCCATGCCGGTCTCAGCGTGCCGTCTGATGTGTCTCGTTACATGGGCAAACGCACTGTGCCGCAAGGGGTTCGGGCCGTCTCAATCAGTCGCAATCTGTACGAATCTGAAGCAAATCGGAAGAGAGCTGGACAGCTGCGAAATCTCCGGTAACTTGTGACCAACGCCAGGCCAGCACTGGTTTCTCGTGATGTATTTCTTGATACATTACGAACTGTGACAGATCAACCTTCCGCGCTTCAGCGCCGTTCACCCGATCTGATACAGTGGCGTTAAGCAATCCGAACCGAGAATCCGACGCGAAGTCTGGACACACTCACCGGATCTGCTACACTCTCGTTAGCAATCACAGCGAGACGTCACCGCGAAGGTTGACCACACTCCGCGATCTGCTACGATTCCATCAGTTCAAACCCCACCCAAAATGATCACCCGCTTAGCTTCCAAGCTCAGCCGCAAGCTCTCCGAGCATGCTGTGCTACGCTTCATCGCAGCCAACCCAGGCAAGCAGCTGTATCAGATCAACGCTGCTACACTCAAGAGCCACCACAGCTGGGGTACCAAGTCTGTGCTGTCTGACCTTGAACGCCATGGTATGATTGACGTTGTCCGCTTCCGTGTCGTTCGCGTCAATGGCGAAGTGACCCGTAAGAAGATCAAGCCTCTGTACTTCCTGGCAGACTGATCCCATGTTAACATTTGTTGCAGTGGCTGCCCTTGTGGCAGCTGGCTGCTCTACAATCCCATCAGTCGGCATCCTACTGCTCACCTTTGGTGTTGGCTGCATCATCCTCTCTGTTATCCTTGACACAGCATCCTGATTCACCATCATCATGCGAGTACACATCACTGCTCGTAGCTCTAACGCGAAAACTGGCCCAATACCAGTCACAACGTCCGAAGAGTCTACGTGCCCATCAACGTGCCCTTTCATTGGCAA